GCAGGAGGTAGAATTGAAATATATGGAAATTATAATATATCAGCTAGTTTAATTAGAAATACAGTTGCATCAAATATTCTTATATTAAATTATAACACTGAAAGTATTACAATAACATCTGCTTTAAATCAAAATAGTGGTAATGAAGAACGATGTATAAATAATATATTGAATGGGACTATTAATATAATAGGAGATGTATCTGGATTAAACGGCACCGGGAATACAACATTATCTACTATATCAAATTTATCCTCCGGTACCATTAATGTAGTAGGAAATATACTTCCTGCAGGTGCAGGATCTGGTAATACTGCAATAACAAATATCCAAAATGGTACTATTAATATTACGGGTAATATAACAGGGGGTAGTGCTGGTGGTGCCGGCACTTCACAAACAATTTTAAATTCTGGAACTGGGGTTATTAATGTAACAGGAAATGTTCTTGCAAGTAATTCCTTTGGTGGACTTGTATCAAGCGCAATTGCAAATTCATCTATAGGTACGATAAATGTAACAGGAAATGTAACATCGAGATTGTGGGGAGCAATTGCTTCAAGTACAGCAGGTATTATAAACGTAATAGGACAAATAGCAGCATCGACTGCATCTAATGCAGTTTCCTCAACTTCAACCACAGCAACCAACGTATTCTCAGGCCCATTAATCAATTCAGGTTCACGTAATGCAATATATTGTTATAACGTACGATTATATGATGATGTAACAACACGTTACACGATTGGCGTATCTAGCTCAAACGATACAATTACTTTGTTCTCGCCTGACCAAGTCGTCGGAGTACCTTCCGGATCCAATGTTAGAGCAGGTGTAATTTACGGCCCTGGAAATGAATTAACCGGTTCAATGGCAGTTCCGCATCCAAATTCAGTATCATGGGGAGTACCGGTAGATAACACATCTGGATCAGCTTTAACAAAACCAGAAGACTTATGGAACATGGCAATTACTTCCCTAACGGCATCAAACTCAATAGGACAGCGATTGTCTAATGCTGCAACTTCTGCTTCAATTGCAGCAATAGTAACGTCATTTACGGTTTGAAATGCAATATAATTTTCATATAATAAAACAAAAGAAGGAACAAAGTTATGACTCGTAAACTGGACAAAGAACATTTAGAAGAAATACAATCAATACGCGATTCGTTTGCACGTAATACTAATATTCTAGGAAATATTGCAATCGAAACCCATGTTTTAGAAACGCAATTAGAACAACTAAAACAAGAACATGCAAAATACATACAAGAATTCGATCAGCTTCAACAAGCCGAATCTGCATTAATTGAAAAAATGCGCGCACGTTACGGAGAAGGCCAAATTAATATTGCTGATGGAACGTTTACTCCTGATTCAGGTTTGACTCAATAATATCATATTTATTTATAAAAAAATCAAAGGAGTAATAAAAAATGGCAGAACAAATAATCTCACCAGGTGTATTTACTAGAGAAACTGATCAATCTAATGTTTCTCAAGCAGTAAATGCAATCGGAGGAGCAATCGTAGGCCCTACAGTTAAAGGCCCGGCATTAGTACCAACTCGAGTAAGTACATTTTCTGAATTTCAAAATTTATTTGGATCATATACTAACGATTCATATATACCATTTACAGTTGAAGAATATTTACGTAGTGGACAAACAATTACAGTAACACGTTTATTATATGAAGATGGATATTCATTATCTAATGGAGCATTAGCAATTGTTGCAGAATCTGGCTCAGCAAAATATGTAACTCATGTATTACATCCAACTGTTGCAGTTTTAGGCTCCGGAAGTTTAGTTTCAACTAATTATTTTGAAGATACAGTACTTAATAATTATCAGTCTGGTTCTTTTGAAATTAAAGTATCTGGATCATTCACTACACAAAATGTTAATGGAGTAACACCTACATTTACAAATGGAGCATCTTTATCAGCATCAATTAATATATTAGCTAATAATTATGTAGGCACATTGTTTGGTAAAACACCTAATTCTACAACATATCCGGTGTATACGCAGTATGAAAATAGATCTGCAATAACATTATTTAATAATCCAGGAAATGTTTCAGTTTCTTTGCAAAAAATTCCAACTTATGAATTTTCTGAAGATTATAAAGTTGCAACTACGCCATGGATTACATCACAAAAAGTTGGTTCACTTGCAATGAATTTATTTAGACTTCATACGTTATCACATGGAACTAATGTAAATTATGAAATTAAAGTTGCAATATCAAATATTAAAACATCTTCTGAAGTAGCAGATCCAGCTGGATATAGTACTTTTACAGTAACAGTTCGTTTAGTAAATCAAACTAATATTACAAATTCACCATTTACATCAAATGATACAGATTCGCAACCTGAAATAGTAGAATCATTTTCTAATGTGAATTTGAATCCAGCATCTTCTAGATACATCGAAAGAGTAATTGGAAACAGATATCAAACAGTTAATTCAGAAAACCGTTTAGTGGTTAATGGAGATTATCCAAACATATCTAAATATGTTAGAGTAGAAGTTGATCCTGCGGTATCATCTGGAACAATTAGCAATACATTGATTCCGTTTGGTTTCCGTGCATTAAATTCTCCAATACCAAACGTTTCTGGAAGTATTAATTTAGCTCCTGCAACATACAAACAAGATATGTTGTTAAATTCGACTTATAATGCGGCAGTACATTATGGATTTGATTTTACGTTAGCTCCAAATATGTCATATTTAGCTCCAATACCAACATCGGGGTCATCAACAGGAAGCAATTCAGATTTTTATTTAGGAGATATTTCTCAACCAGCAGCTGCTAATTTTCCTGCAGGAAATGTATATTCTGGAACGTTAGAATCTGCATTAACATCTAATCAATTTACTAAAATAAAATCAACTACTAGAAAATTTATTGTACCATTCCAAGGAGGTTTTGACGGAACGCGTCCTAATTTACCTAAATTTTCTGGAGCAAATATTACTTCGGCAAATACATTTGGATTTGATTGTAGCGGAACAAGTACAACAGGAACAGTTGCATACCGAAAAGCTTTCGGATTATTAGGAAATACAGATCAATATGACATCAACATGTTAATAACGCCAGGTATTATTGATAGTTTGCATTCTGCCGTTTCTTCTGAAGCAAGAGCATTATGTGCACAAACAAGACTTGATACATTTTATATAATGGATTCAAATGTATTAACAGATAGCATTGAAACTGTAATAAGTCAAGTTACTCCAATTGACAATAGTTATACTGCAACATATTGGCCATGGGTAAGAATCAATAATCCATCAAATAATATCCCAACATGGGTACCACCATCTGTAGTTATTCCAGGAGCATTAACATTTAATGATCAAACTGCAAGGCCATGGTATGCACCGGCAGGTTTAAATAGAGGTGGTTTAACTACCGTAACGGGAACATATCAAAATTTATCTCAAAGTGATAGAGATGATTTGTATCAAGCTCGTATTAATCCTATTGCAAACTTTCCTGTTGGCGGAGTTGTGATTTGGGGTCAAAAGACTTTACAATCTAATATATCTGCGTTAAATCGAGTAAATGTGCGTCGTTTATTAATCACAGTTAAGAAATTTATTGCTTCTGTGTCTCGTTTCTTAGTATTCGAACCAAATGATCAAGCTATTAGAGATAGATTCCTAGGAATTGTTAATCCATATCTAGAACAAGTTAGAGCTGAAAGAGGTTTAACTGCATTCCAAGTTAGAATGGATAATACAAATAATACATCTGCTGATATTGACGCTGGAATTTTAAATGGTCAATTATTTTTACAACCAACTAGAACGGCTGAATTTATCGTTTTAGATTTCACTATTCAAGCAACGGGAGCAGCATTCCCAGAATAGTAAAAAAAGATTTAGAAAAAGGTAGGATTTTAGTTCTACCTTTTTTTACTGTTCTTATATTTATAATAAAATTATTGAGGAAAAAAAATGGCATTAAAGGATCAAGTAAGTCCAGGACTTATAGACGTTGGTATTCAACCAGAATTTTATGATAATGCGTTTTCGTGGGAACCAATTAAACAACATCAGTTTATTATGTCTATAGGAGGAATTCCTGCATATTTAATTAAAGCGTCAGCTAAACCAAGTATTGCAAATGGAGAAGTAACTTTAGATCATATCAACGTTCAGCGATATGTTAAAGGCAAATCAGTTTGGAATAACATAAGTATAACACTTTATGATGCAATTATTCCATCAGGAGCACAAGCTGTTATGGAATGGATTCGTTTACATCATGAATCTGCAACAGGTAGAGATGGTTATTCATCATATTATAAAAAAGAAATTAAATTGCGTCAACTTTCACCATTGGGCGAAGTTATTCAAGAATGGATTTTAAAAGGAACTTATATTGTTGATGCAAACTTCGGAAGTTTAGATTGGTCAACTGAAGATGTTGTTAACATTGAATTAACACTTCGTTACGATTGGGCTTTCTTAAGTTTCTAAAAATTTTAATTAATTAATTAATGGGGGTAAATGCCCCCATTTTTCATGTTTATACATATTTATAATAAAGAAGTTATAAAAGGAATCTATGGCACAAGTAACAACACGCTTAACTAACAAAGACATCGTTAATATTGCAAAACAACAATATGAAGAATCTCAAAGAAAAACATTGCCTTCTGAAATTGTTAATTTACCTAGTTTAGGATTGATATATCCAAGTTCTAGTCCACTTCGAAGCGGACAAATTGAAATGCGTTACATGACAGCATATGATGAAGATATTTTAACTAATTCATCTTACATTAAAGAAGGAATAGTATTAGACAAACTATTAGATAGTCTTATTGTCACTCCAGGAATAACAATTTCGGATGTAGCACAAGTAGATAAAGATGCTTTATTAATACAAGCACGTATTTTATCATATGGAGCCGATTATCCAGTACTAGTAATAGATCCAACAACTAAAAAAGAGTTGAATAGAACTATTAATTTGACTAAAATTAAATATAAAAAATTTGATTTACAGTCTGATGAAAATGGAGAATTTTCATATCGTTTAAACATTTTAAATGAAACTCATGAAATTAAATTTGCATTTTTATCTATAGATCAAATAAAAAAAATATCAGATAATACGGCTATATCTGATTTATTAAAACAAATGATTCGAGAAGTAGATGGCTCTAGAGAGCCTAATATTATTGAGTCGTTTATTCGTTATAAATTCTTAGCTAAACCAGCAAAAGAATTCCGTACATTTGTATACGCAAATATGCCTGGCATAGATTTACAATATGAATTTGAAGGTGAAGATGGAGGCACCTTCACGGCCGGGTTTCAACTTGGACCAGACCTTTTTTGGTTTTAAACCCGCAGATCGTATTCTGCTTCACAAAGTATTATTTGATTTGATATGGGCTGGCAATGGTAGATGGGACTGGCAAACTATATATAATATGCCAATATTTTTACGTAATTTTTGGATTGATAATTTAAACGAAAAAAATCAACCAAAAACTGCAACCAAATCAAAAACAGAAATAGCAACACCGCCAGCCAACTTAAAATTATAAATCATAATATTTATAAGTATGAATCCCATTTCAAAACATATCATCAGTCTTTTAAAGAAATATCCAAGAATTGGTCAATTTGATGAAGAAGAAAGGCAACGCCGACAAGAAAATGCCAAAAACTCCATAGCCGCAGCGAGCTCGGACATAAAGAAAGCTGCCATAGCATATGCAGAGTTTGATGCTAATTTAACAACATTAGCTAAAACAACTGCCAAAACGACTATGGCTATTGCCGGAGCCATGGGTGAATGGCAAAAAATGGCAAAAGAAATGCAAGATTTGTCAGAAGATGTCAATGTTTTAGCTCAGAGAAATAAAAATTTACAAAAAGAATTTGGATTAACTATAGAACAAGCCGGCAAAATGGGTTATAAAATGGATGATTTAGCCATATCCATGAAAACTAGCCGAGAACAAATTGAAAAAAATAGTAAAGCTATAAAAGGTTTAGCATATGGCGTTAATTCATTAGATGAATCTTTACAACAAGTAGCTCAATACTATGGTACTACTAGACGCTTAAGTGAAGAAGCAACTCAAGGCTTAATGGCATTTAATGCATCCATGACAAAAAAAGGGACTACTGCAGAAGTTGAAAAACAAGCTGTAATGTTTGATTATATTGCTCAAAAAATAGAAGAACAAACACAAATATCTGGAGCTGCATATGAAGTACAAAAAGGAATAGGAGAGGCAGCTGCAGGAACTCGTTTAACATTTAAAAAATATCCAGGTCAATTAGGTTTAGCTGTTATAAAATTAAAACAAATGGGTTTAGAATTAGCAGATTTAGAAGCAGTTGGCGAAACGTTATTAAATATAGAATCTAGTGTTGGTGAAGAATTAAATTATCAACTTTTAACTGGACGTAGATTGGTAGGAAATGAACAGTCTAGTGCAAAAATGAAAGGTAAAAGTTTAACAAATTTATATCGAGAACAATATTTACGAGGACAGGCAAATGATGCAGCTGAAACATTAAATCAAATCATCATGCAAGAAGGTGATATATTAGAAAATAACAAATTAGCTCGAGATCAATTACAAAAAACATTAGGAGTTGAGGCTGGAAAATTAGATCAATTGATAGAAAAACGAAAATTATTAAGTCAAATACAAAAAGATAAAAATATCAACATTGATCTTAATTTATCTGGAGAAAAACTAGAACAAGCATTAAAAGATGCAAAAGTAGATACTCAAGATATTGCTAAGATCATGGAAAATGAAAATAGAGATTTACGTGATCCTGCAACTAGAACTGCAGAATATTTAGGTTCTATAGAAGCAAAAGGAATTAAATTACGCGCCGGAACCGAAGATGAAGCAGTTAAGATGATTAAAGACGCTCAAACAGCTATGAATGATGCAATTAAAGAATTTGGACTAGTTTCAAATGCAGAATTTTTAACATTTACAAACTCTTTAACGACTTTAGGAGAAACACAAATTCAACGTAAAACGAGAGCTGCTGATAATGAATTTAAAACAGCGTTTACGGATTTATTAAATGGAGTTGGTGGACTTACCGCAGTCATAACAACAACAGTAGATCAGCTGTTAGGTAACACCGGAACTGCAAATTTGATTATAAACGGTCAAGAAGTTCAAACAATGACAGTAGAAAATGCATCATTTAATACTGCAGTACCTGCAAATGATGCTGTTATGGTTAATGATGGGATGGTATCATTTAATCCTAGAGATAAATTTCGAAGAATCAATGATGGAATGACATTAGCAGGAACTAACGTAGGTGGTTTAGATCGATATGCAGCTCAAATGGAAAAACGAGATAGAAATTTTCAACAATCAATGCATTCGCTATTTACAACGTTTGTCGCTCAAATAAAAACAGCTGTAGAATCTGCTAATTTAATAGTTAAAACAGATAATACCTTCGGTTCAACATCACTTAACCCAACACCTAGATATGGAGGATAATCATGGCTATTAGATTTAATTTTGAAGACAGTTTACGAGCAAGTCTTGCACCTGATCGCAGTAAAGGCCTTCCAAATCAATTTCAACAAACTCGAGAATATGGTGATTATTTAACATTTCCATTAACTAGTGCAGAATGGAATATTCCTGAAATAAATCAAAATCCAACTGTTGCTAACCCTAGAACATTGAATCGTTCTACATCATATCAATCCGTTTTAGGTCCAATATTTACAGGTGTTTATGATGCGTCATGGAAACAACAATGGGATTCTGAAAAAATAGAAGCTGTATATTATACACCTGCCGGAGCTGAAACATATGGCGAGGCTGCAATATCAACACAAGCTGGAACTTTATATACTAATAAAACAGCGTTAAAAACCACCGGTGGAATAGCAAATCAAGCAATCAGAAGCAGTTTAACATTTTTAGGTTTTCCATCAAGTATTTCATATGTTAATCAAGTTTACGATACTATAGATAATTTAGGTGATTATTCAACTACGCCTTTAAGTCAAAGAAACAATAAATATTTAGGTACTCCGTTGCCATATTTAGATTTTCGAGCTAGAAAAACTACAATATTTAGATTTATAGGGCAAGGATTAGAATCAATTGCAATTGGTTCTGTATACGGACAAACTGCGGGTTTTGGAATTAATCCTCCTAATACGCCTAATGCAAAAATAGATGTAGTAAATTTAATTGATAGGCGATATGATGGAGCATCTGCTGGATTACGAGGATCGGGACGAGCTATAGCTATAGCCGCAACAAATACTACTACCGGTCCATATACGGTATTTAATTTAGATACTTTATACGGATTTGGTCAACAAGATGATCCATATGCAATACGAAATGATTATACATTGCGATCTAGTATTGGTAATTCTGCTGCATCTACAAAAAATACATATAGAAAAGCATTAACATATGTAGAATCAGTAATACCATTCCGTGGAGATAGAGTAAATGTAGTTGATTATAAAAAACGTACATGGAATAATGTGTATCAATGGCAAGAAACCGATATCGATTTTAAATCAGAAAAATTAAAATCTTTGCGTAACTGGACTGCTAATGCATTTGATGCTATAGGTTTAAGTCCGTTAGGAACAACGAAAGATTTAATTAATTTCTTTTTTACAGGTCCTAAATTATATGCCGGCGGAGATCCTAATGCAACAGATTGGGTATTGGTTTTTAGAGCATTATTAACTAGTTTTTCTGATCAATTTTCACCAAGTTGGACTCAACTTAACATGGTTGGTAGAGCAGATCCAAATTATCAATATGGTGGTTTTAGTCGAGACATAGATCTAGGATTTTCAGTATATGCGTCAGATAGAGATGAATTAAAATTTATATATCGTAAATTAAATTATTTAGCTGGAATGACAATGCCAGAATATAAACAATCATCAAAATCAGTTGTAGCACCATGGCTTCGTATAACAGTTGGTGATTTACTTGTATCTCAAGCAGTTGTTATTAATAGTTTATCATATACATTTGTTGATGCAGATACAACTTGGGAAATTAACTTTGAAGATGATCCGGAAATGATGCAAGTTCCACATAAAGTAGATATTAGTTTAGGATTGCATTTAGTTGGAAATCAATTACCAGAAAAAGATGGAAGTGCATATTCATTAACTAAAAAGTTTAATAAAGATGGAATTCCTAATTCAGAAGATTCTGCAGTAAATTGGTTGCATGATTCTAAAACAAGTAAACGAGCTGCTCGAGCTCAAGGAGTATTTATTGCTGAAGATATATCTAATCGGGAAGTAGAAAAATAAAATAATAGTATGAGTAGAAACCAAAAAATTGAAATAAAAAACGAACAAGGAATTCGTCGCTATAAAACAGAAATATTAGCATTAACTCCTTCAACAACGGATACTGTTATACAAATAACATCAGCTGACCGTTTAGATAAATTATCTCAAGAATTCTACGGAACTCCAGATCTATGGTGGGTTATTGCAACATTGAATCAAATTAAAGGATCATATGTAGTTTCATCGAATACTATAATACGAATACCACAACGAGATAGAGTATTTGATTTTATTGAACAATTAAATAAAACAAGATGAATATATTTTACACACAAGTTGATAAAAATTTACAAATTGAATTAAACGCACGTGCTAGTGCTTCATTTCAAAGAAATACTGATTCTTTAAATTACATGTTATCACAATATGTAAATGTAGAATTACGAGCTTTTGATGGACCTGGACCTATAATTGATGAAAATAATGCTATACATGTTTTAAACGAAAACTTAGGAAAAGAATATACAGCTGCTGGTTTAACTGGTTTTTTAAATGAAGATAAAACCAAAGTACGTCCAAATCCAGATGATGTAAGTTTGTTATGGGACTATAATCCTACAACAAAAAAAGTTCATCCTAGAAGAAATGAAGTTAATGCAAAAAATCCACAATTAAGAATTCCGCCATATATTTCTAGTGCAGATATTCAAATTGGTGATAATTCAATGGGTTTATTGAATACTGCAACTGTTGTAATTGAAATTCCAAATTCTGAACGAGATTTAGATTTAATGGAAGAAATATATATGCGCCCGGGCCGCTATGTAAAATTATCAGTTATACATGATGATTCTTCGATTGCAAGTAAATCTATAACAAATGGACAACTAACTACAGATGTTATTCCGTCAGATGAAAAATTAAAAAGTTTGTATCCTGGCATTGATTTAAACAGTAAAAAAAATGAAATTCGAAGTATGAATAAAATTTCATTTGAAGGATTAATAACAAATTTTAGTTTTTCATACCAAAAAGATTTCAGTGTACAGTTAACTATTACATTGCGAGGTACTAGCAACGTATTTACGGATGTTTCCATGTTTATTGATACTCAAGGTAATACTCCATCAAAAGTTACTCTAGAACCAAATGCTAATCCGGAAGAATATAAAGCATCGATAGCACAATCAACTAATGCTACTGGGGGGCGTACTTCATTTTTTCTACAATTATATGAAGAAGTTGAAAAACATTATATAAATTCTTTTACTAGAAAAAATCAACAATGTTTTATCACAAAAATAACTAATAAAGAAAATGGAACTGCACCTATTGAAGTAAAATATCAATTAAATCGATTAGATAAACCTGCAAATACGAAACATAGTGATCATTATTTTTTATTTGGAAATGCTTGGGCACAAGAAACAGAAGAAAATAAAACTTCAAGTAATACAGTTTCTGCATTTCAACGATATATTACTTTAGGATATTTAGTTGATTTTATTAATCGTACAGTTATAGCAAAACAAATACAAGAAGAAAATGCTGTAACATTACAAAATATAAATATATCACAACAATTAACAACAGCAGGTTTATTAAAAAACGTTTCGCAAAAAAAAGAAAAATTTGTAGCATCAAAATATCCACAAATTATATTTTCTGACACATTTTGTTTTAGTAATTATTATTCAGAATTATGTTCAATTGACCCAGAAAATATTTTATTATTACCTGCAGATAATAATCGAGGAACAACTGAAAATTACTATAAACTACAAAGTAATGAAAATAATCCATCTGCATATGCTCTTAGAGATTCAAAAACATTTTTTAAAAATACGTTATCAGCTGATGGAGATTGGAAAGGTTTTACTGGTAATTTAGAAGGAAAAACGAATCGATCATATCCGTCTAGAATAATGATTAACTTAGAATTAATAGATGACATTTTAGTTTCATTGGGTAAAAATTTTAAAGTTTCTGATTTTTTAAGTGCAGTAAGCAAACAAGTTGCACGTGCAACATCTGATGCAATAATTTTAAAACTTATTACACATCCTGAAGATCAAAACGTATTAGCATGGTATGATGAAAAATATCTCGGAACAATTGACGATAAAAAATCAGTACAACCGTATACAGTACCAATGACAGCTGGATTTAGCGTTGTTTCAGATTTTCAATTAAAAGCTCAACTACCAGATAATGTTTCATCATTATCATATGTATTAAATCAAAATCCGGAAAATATATCATCTGAAGATATTGCACCATATATAAATTACATGTATAATAGTAATGATCCGGAGAATGTTAAATTAGCGGAACAACAAGCTGCTGAAAAATTTTATGAAAATTTAAACTCATTAAATGAAACAAAAAGAAAATTTAGTTTCTCATTTACAGATAAAACTTTACAAGAGTCTTTAGATAAAGCACAAAAACTTTATTTACAATTTCCATCTCCTAAACCAAAAGAGGCAATTCAACAAATTGCTCCGATTATTCCATTTGAAATATCATTTACACTCGAAGGAATACAAGGATTTCGATATGGGGATGTAGTGACATTTGATGTTTTGCCATATAAATACAAAGTAAATACGGTATTTAGCGTCATATCAATAAATCATCAAATTTCTCAAGACAGTACTTGGACTACAGAAATACGTTGCATAATGCGACCTAGAATTGAATAATGGATAATGTTATGAGAATCAAACTATTTTATTTGCCACAAGAAATTACCAATAATTTATATACATATGGTAAAGAATGGATGACAACGGATTCTGTTGAATATAAAGGTTTATATCATAAATATACAACGGGTGAAGTATACACAGAAGGTGTATGGGATTCTAATAAATCAAAACAGTTAGTTAAATATGAAACTGAAGATTTATTAAAAACCAAGTATAAAAATCTTAAGAATATTAATGTCGTTTCTATAACGCCCGTACAATACCAACCAGAAAACTTGATTACAACTCAAGAACAAATACAAAGATATTTTTTACAAAAAAAGAATGAATCTAACAACATTATAGAAATTGATTCAAAACAATATGAATTGTTTTTAACAAATAAGATAGATCAAAATTTATATAATTCTATACAATTAACATGGTATATTTCAGGTCCAATAAATGATATTATTAATGATAATATAAAACAATTAGGTGTTATTAGTAAAAATAGAAATTCATTGACAACTGCTGAAAAATTTTTACCAGGGCTTAGTAAAAAATTAAATAATTTATTAGAACTTTATACAGACACTGATTTTGTAGTCCCGCGTGATATCAATATTGGATAATTGCAATTTTTTTCATATTATACTAGTATGATACTAGATCATGAACAAGATGTACTAAACATATTAGATCAATGTGTTTCTAATAAAACTTTGCTTGTTCCTATATTTTCTAGTCCCGTAATACATGTTTCACAAAATCCATTAGTTGCAATATACATATATACTGCTGCAAATGATGAATGCATTATTCCGTTACGGCATACTGAACAACTAAGGGGCTTTTCACAACATGTAACTGCATTTTTGCAATTAGAGAATATCTTTGTTCATGATAAGAAGCAGTGGCTTCAAATCGGAGGTAATGATGCTGTATGGGATGTAAAAACATTGTGGTGGTATACATATGGCGAGGCATATGAAGAAGGACATTATCCAACTGCCGCCCATCAATTTTATTGGCGCAGGCACAATGCAATGCCCCATGTTAATGCAATAGTACCGTTACAAAAACATTTTGAAATGTGTCAAAAGATTCGGCACTATGCTTGGCCAATGTGTGCAAATGCAGAAATGTCTGATTCATACGTTAAATTTAATGCAACATATCCGCGTGTATTTGCCAATATTGAATCTGCAGGATTACAAGTTACGGAAACATTTCGTATGCCAGAAATTGTAAAAGAAAGTCGAGTTTATTCACAATACAATTATCATACCGTAACAGGTCGACCAAGTAATGCATATCGAGGATTCAATTTTGCTGCAATGAATAAAGAAGATGGAACAAGATCTGCATTTTGTAGCCGATTTGAAAATGGTGCACTTGTAGAAATGGACTTTGATTCTTATCATGTTAGATTGATTGCAAAACTTATTGGTTATGAATTTCCAACAGCATCAATACATGATTACTTAGGACAATTTTATTTTGATGTAACGGAATTAACTGAAGAACAACGTGCAGAAAGCAAACAGATTACATTTCGATTACTTTATGGTGGCATTGATTCAGAGTTTTTATCAATACCATTTTTCCGGCAAGTAAACGCATTTATATATGAGTTATGGGCTAAATGGAAATCAAAGCATTATGTAGAAACGCCTGTGCTTAAACGGCGCCTAACTGCAGATGCATTGAAGAATATGACTGCAAATAAGTTGTTTAATTACTATTTACAAGCAACAGAAACGGAAGTATCCGTACAGAAATTGCAACAAGTACAAGGCATATTAAAATCACATCAAAGCAGTATGATACTTTATACATATGATTCAGTACTTTTTGATGTTGAATTTTCAGAAGCAAAAAACATATTGCCACAAATTAAGAACATGTTAGAACAAGGAAATTTCCCGATTAAATGTAAAGTTGGCAATATTTATGATAAAATGAAAACTATCACAATATGAACATAGATTTAATTTTAACGGAGTGGTGTTACAGACTACCAAAAGGTTATCCTTCAACCGCAAAAGACTATGAAGTACTTTATCATGTTCTTTTAGAAGTAGCAAACATTTCAACAGATGAAGCTCGACAAATTGTAGAAAGAGCCAAAGGTAGTGCAAAACAAATTATTGCAGAAGCAATTCAATTTGATTCTATAGAAAATCAATTACTAGTAGATGCTATAACAACAGCTGGTAAATCAGAACAATTTCGCAAGTTTTTAAGTTTGCTTCCAACAGAAGCAGATGCTGTTACATTACAATTTTTAAACAATCTACAACAAGAACAATGCAATCAGTTTGCTAGTATGTTGTATTCACAAACAGGCGTATCAGAAGAAGCACTAAATCAAGTAAATTTCCGTAGCGGATTAGCTTATGATTTATTTAGAATTGAACCAAAAGGTTTAGGAAAAGGCGAAATCTTTTTAGCAACATTGATTGATGGAGCACAAATAAATGGAGGGGGTTCTTCATTTGATATGACTGCAAACGGCCAACCATATGAAATTAAAGATTATACCGGCGGAAAAGGCAATGCAAAATCAATTAGATTAGGAACTAAAGGTAGTGTTACCCGATTCAAATTTTGGGATGAAATTGTAACCACTTTGAAACGAATTGACCAACTACGAGGAACTGTAGAAAATCCTAAATTTGATTTTCACAAATATTTTAATGAACAATTACTTAGTGCAATTGCATACTTAGACGAACGACGTTCATTTATTTTAGCAGGTAACTTGAACATGAAAGATAAAGGATATTTAATGCAATTTTATCGAGAAGCAAATGCATTGAATTCTGACATACAAGGCTTTACCAATGTTATTTTACGAGGGCCAAATGCAACTCCTGTAGAATTATCAATTGAGCCAATAACAAAAACGCCAGATGGATCATTAGTAATTAAACCAATAGAAGACGGAAGCCAGGACATAACATATATTAATGCAGAATTACGTCGTTTAAAATATGTTAGAAATCCAGACGAATTAGATACGGATTTACAAGAAGCCGTTGATTCTATCGTAGCCGGCGATTTACAATTCATTGTTTTTAGAAAAGACAGAATACGAGTAACAAGAGATTTCCGATATGTTGTAATAGATGCCGGAAAGATAAGAATAATTGAAAAAGCAATTGGTGCAGATAAAATTGATTTGAGTGATGTAGAAATAAACGAGGAAAATGAATGGTAAGAACGCAATTACTTTGCACCTTTGCACATAAGTCAGATTTAAACATTGTAGTAGATTACATACAACACAGTTACACAATACCAGAACAACGAATATTTGTATTTTCAAATGCAGAAGCTGCAGAAAATTTATATTGTACATACAATGCAGATGCCGGAACTCAACGAGGTCAAAACACAATAAGTATTCATCGCAAAAAAGAAACCAATACTTTGTATACTGTAAATGCTTTGAATGAAATAATTCGAGCGGTAAACAATGGCGTATTAGATAAAACATACCAATTGGATTGGACCATGTATGAAAATTCTTTTATACTTACAGATGAAACAGGATATCGCATTATTCCATTGGTTTTCTTCAAGAAAATTGCTTGGCGTTGATATTTATTTATATAAAAAATTACTTAATTAACTTGGACTTAACACATTAATTACTTATATTGTAATTATATTTTTATATTTTATTAACCACTTAAAAAAAGGATTTAAACAATGGCTTTAAATTTAGACGCTATCAAAGCGAAACTCAATCAGCTTAACAAGCAAGATGACAAAAAACAAAATTTGTGGAAACCTGAAGCAGGTAAGACACGTATCCGAATTGTACCGTACGTACATCGCAAAGAGAATCCATTCTTAGAATTGTATTTTCATTATGACATTGGAAAGAAATCAATGTTATCTCCAATTACATTCGGTAATGCAGATCCAATTGTTGAGTTTGCAGACAAACTTAAGAAAACCGGAGATAAAGATGAATGGCTAATGGGTCGTAAAATTGAACCTAAAATGCGTACTTATGTTCCCGTAATTATCCGAGGAAAAGAATCTGAAGGAGTTAAGTTTTGGGGATTTGGTAAAACAATTTATACGGAACTATTGTCAATCATTTCAGATCCAGATTATGGTGATATTACAGACTTAATTAACGGTCGTGATATTGACGTAGAATTTACTCCAGCAGAAGGCGGAGCATATCCTAAGACAGCAATCCGAGTTAAACCAAATACTCAAGCTGCAACTGAGGACAAAGAGATTGCTCAAAAAATCATGAATCAACCTGAAATTACTGATTTGTTTCCTGAGCCAACTTATGAAGAACTAGAAAAAGCATTAGCAGAATGGATGAATCCAGAAAATGCAGATTCAGATGTTGAAGAAGAGGAAGAAGAAGCAGTAGCACCTGCACCTACAAAAGCTGCAGCAAAATCAGCACCAGCAAAACAAACAGACATTGCATCAGCATTTGATGATTTATTCAATGCTTAATTAAGGAGTTATAAATGGCAAAAAGTAAAAGTAAACTGGAAATAGAAGACAGTTTGGCAAATACCCTTGCGGAATCTATCAACAAACAATTCAAAGGGCAGTCGCTTAAAACCGCTTTCTTTTTAGCCGGCGATGAAGATGCTCCAAGCAATGTTACCGAATGGATTTCCTCCGGTTGTGATTCATTAGATTTAGCAATATCAAACCGTCCACACGGAGGCTTTCCTGTAGGTCGTATTACTGAAATTACAGGGTTAGAAGCTTCTGGTAAATCATTATTAGCTTCACATACTTTAGCAGAAACGCAAAAGAAAGGTGGATTGGCAGTTTATATTGATACAGAGGCAGCAACTAGTAGTGAATTTCTTCAAGCAATTGGGGTTGATTTAAAAACAATGTTGTATGTTCCATTAGAAACAGTTGAAGAAATATTTGAAACTATTGAAACAATTGTTGAACAAGTTCGTAAATCAGATAAAGATCGTTTGGTTACAATTATTGTAGACTCAATTATGGGTGCATCTACAAAGATTGAAATGTCAGCTGAATATGACAAAGATGGTTATGCAACTTCTAAATCAATTATTCTATCAAAAGCAATGCGTAAAGTTACCAATTGGATTGCCCGCGAAAGGATTTGTTTGATATTTACCAATCAGCTTAGAACTAAAATGGGAGTATCTTTTGGAGATCAATGGACTACTGCAGGTGGTAAGGCAATTCCATTTCACGCTTCGGTAAGATTGCGTTTGAAAAATACAGGTATGATCAAAGCAAAGATTAATGGAGTTGAACAAGTAGTTGGAAGCAAAACAGAAGTTCAAGTTGTTAAGAATCGTATGGGGCCTCCTCATAGAAAAGTAAATTACGAAATCTATTATGATAGCGGAATTGACAATTATGGCGGTTGGTTAGAAACAATGAAAAAGTTTGACTTAGTTAAACAATCTGGAGCACATTATACATTAGAAGATGTTGACATTGCAACGGGTGAAACATATGGCGAAATCAAATTCCAATCAAAGAATTTTATTGATAAAGTAATTTCTAAACCAGAAGTAAAAGAAAGGTTATATCAAAGAATTTGCGATGCTTATATTTTCAAATACCAAGCAGGTATTGATGGCGGAATTGATGATGTAATAATCACTGACGAAGTTTATGATGAAGAATAGGTATCAAGAATTATTCAAACAGTTACAACAAGAAAAGGATTCAAGTCCGTCGAATGTCAATGATCATCTCATGGTATTCGACGGTTTGAATACTTTCATTCGTAGCTTTGGTGCAACTCCTGCATATAATGAAGATGGCGATCATATTGGCGGAATTACTGGTTTTTTGTATTCAATAGGAAAAACGGTTAGAGATTTACGTCCTAGTAGATGTATTATTGTTTTCGATGGAAGAGGTGGCTCTGCAAAACGAAGACGAATATACAGTGATTATAAAGGTAATCGAGCTAATAAAACAAAATTGCGTCGTCACGATCATCATGAATCTACACTAGAAGAAGAACAAGAATCAATGCGTCACCAATTTTCTAGATTGGTTTCATATTTAGATAATTTGCCAGTTACATTTATTTCAATGGATGGAATTGAAGCAGATGATACAATTGCATACATAACACAAATGTATGAAGACATTAGTAAAAAAATTACAGTAGTTTCTACGGATAGAGATTTCTATCAATTAATTAGTCCTACATTGCAAGTTTGGTCTCCAATTAAAAAGAAAATGTATGATGAAAATACATTGATTGAAGAATTTGGAGTTCATCCTAAAAATTATGTTGTATATCGTACATTTACAGGCGATGCTTCAGATAACATTCCTGGAGTAGATGGCTTTGGCCCAAAAACTATATTAAAAACATTTCCGGAATTAGCAAGTAGTAAAGAGTTTACATTGGATGATTTGCAAAGTAAATGTAAAATGCTAACCGAATCAAAAAGTCATCAAAAAGTTCTTAATAATTATGAAACGATAGATAAAAATTATCGTCTTATGAATATTAAACTTTTAGATATACCAGCTCAAACTGCAACAAAGATACGAGGTATTATGGAACAACCCATTACCGAATTAAATCGAGCAGAATTTCAAAGATTATTTTATCAAGATAAGATGTGGGCTGTTATGAAAAATTTACCAGATTGGTTAAACAATACTTGGTTATCATTAAATGCTTTTGCAAAACAAACACAAAAATAATTTGATTTTAACATCATTTTTATTATAATGGTTATATGACAGATAAATTATCGGAATACGGATACGGATTTCAAGTAAAAACAATAGCAGCATTATTTACGGATAGAACATTTTTACAACAAATTGCCGATATAATAAGTCCGGATTATTTTGAATCAGACGCAAACAGTTGGTTGTTAGAAGTAACACTACAGCATTTTGCAGAATACAAATGTCCTCCGTCAAAAGATGTACTTAAAGTAAAAATAACTGAGATTGATAATGATATATTGAAAACAGCTGTATTAGAACAGCTTAAAGAAGTTTTTCGATATATGGAGTCCGATGATCTTACTTTCGTAAAAGATGAGATATTAAGATTTTGTAAGAATCAAGAAATCAAAAGAGCTATTATGGATTCAGTAGGATTACTCAAAATGGGTAATTATGATGAAATAAAAAGCAAAATTGACGGAGCAATGAAAGCAGGTGCTGATACCAATATTGGTTTAGAATACAAACAAAATATTGCAGCACGTTATGCAGAAGCTTCACGTCATACAATCACAACGGGTTGGGATGTTATTGATGATTT